ATTGGCACCAGAGGAATCGCCGTTTTTTGTATATCTTTCAAAAGTTGCAAAAGTACCAACGGACGATCCTGTATTTCGGTTCTTAGAAAATCGTTCTAAGATTGATTGGACTACTCGTAATTTTAAAATGGCTGCTGGTGTAAACGGAGGTTCTGCTGTAAGCGCAGGAAGCTCTTATACATTTACAGTTGATTCAGATAGTGCTACGGGTGGAACAGCTTCTGGCGGTGCATCGGTTGATTTCCTTACAAAAGGAATGGTCTTTGCCGTAAATACTGTTAGTGGAGCTGCTGGTTATTCACAGACTTTAGTCCGTGTAGAAAGCGCTCCTGCTGACTTAGGTACATCTACCTCATTTACTGGTAAGATTATTAATATATCTAATACAGTAACTTCTGGAGATAGTGCTATTACAGGTGAGGATATTATCGCTAATAATGATAATTGCCAAGTAATTGGTACTTCATTTCAAGAAGGAAGTGGATCACCTGATGTATGGTCTAGTGAAATCGAAGATGATTTCGGTTATACGCAGATCTTTAAGACCGCAGCTGAAATGTCGAATACGGCAATTGCTACTCGTTATCGTGGTTATGCAAATGAATGGGAGCGCATTTGGGCTCTTAAACTTCGTGAGCATAAAGTAGATATTGAGAGAGCATTGCTATTCGGGCAAAGAGCTCGTGTAAGTTCTATCCAGTATACTGAAGGTATTGTTGGACATATTCTAAAGAATGGTAAAGCAATTCTTGGTACGGGTGATATGACTTATACAGCTGGCGAACCATATTTTAGAAGTGTAGCTAGTGCAGAGTTGACATATGATCGTTTGCTTTCAGATATGGAAGTAATGTTCGATCCAGCTCGTGGCGGAGCAAGTGAAAAGTTAGTTCTTGCAGGTCTTCCTGTAATTTCTTTCTTTAACAAACTTGGTTCAGAGTCATTCTTGAGTGCAAGTATGTCTCATAGTAAGAATGCATCTGAGACTACTACGCCTACAGCGACTGGTGCAAACCAATATCCATATAGAATGGGTATGGAAACACGCGATGGTGCTTTTGGTCATCAAGTATATACTATTGAAACTGTTCATGGTACTATGCATTTGGTCAAAGAACCGCTATTTCGTAGTATTTCTGCCAATATGATGGCAATGGTTGATATGAGTAAAGTATCTTATCGTCCATTAGTAGGTAATGGTGTTAATAGAGATACATCAATTTTAACTAACGTACAAAACTCAGATGAAGACTTGAGAAAGGATATGATCCTTACTGAAGCAGGCTTAGAAGTCACGCTTCCAGAATCTCACGCGCTTTATCAAGTAGAATTATAGTAGGAGGTTAAAGAGTGTATAATAAATCATTAAATACTAGTAGCGGAAGCTATAATACTAAAAAGCGCGCAATACAGAATATTGATAATGGCGCTGCTGTGACAAGAACATTAACAGATGCTGAGTCTGGGACTCTATATCTTGTTGATATGTCAACAGTAGATAACGATGTTGCAATAACTCTGCCAACAGCTTCAGATTCTGAAGGTGTATGGTTTGATTTCTGTTTCACAGTTGCCTGTGATGACGATGCAGATTTTTCTGTAACAACTGGTGCTGACGGAACTGATATATACGGTTATATTGTCACTGGTGCTGCAAACAGCACGGTTGATGATGTTGATGGATTGTCAAAAATAACTGTAGACGGTTCAGTAGCTCAGACGACAGAAGGAATGAGACTCACATTTTTATGTGATGGTACTAATTGGCATCTTAGTGGGTATAATCCTACTGCAATTGGAACTGTTCTGGTTGTCGAATCTGCGAGTGCTTAATTACCTAAATAGATAAAGGTAAGCAGTTTTGGATACTGTGGGGCTGGTCGTATAAAGGGCTAGCCCCAAAAATCCTAAAAATTTTAAAATTGGAGATAGTATGGCAGCTTATAACACGATAACAAAAATTATAGTAGGGCAAATTCCATCTGGAACTGAAGATAGTGGTACAGCAGGTACATTGTCAAAGTTAATTAATGACTTCTGGCAGACGCTAGACAGTACTAGTGGAGCGGTTCAAAGTATGACCGCTGTTCAGATTGCGCCTTACACAGTTGCAGTAATTATAGTTTACTTAGGTTAAGATGCCTAAATGCCAACATTGCGAAGAGCCTAATCCAGAGCATTGGTTCTATTGCAGAGAGTGTGGTAAAAGAGCTTCTAAGCCAAAATTTACAACAAACTCTTTTATGAGAACTGAAGCTGGAAAAAGAACGGATGTAGAGTTTAACACTATTTCCTACGAAGAAAGCTTTGATAAAATGAATAAAGCCGATAAGCGGTGGAAGGGATTTTAATATGCCTTATGGAAAAGGAACTTATGGAAGCAAGGTCGGAAGACCGAAGAAAAAGAAATCTTCTAAGAAAAAGAAGTCTTACAAAAAGAAAAAGAAATCTTCTAAAAAGAAAAAGAAATAATTAGATGGCAACATTTAGCGCACAAGTAGTAGATTTAGTTGGTGCTTTCAGTGACGAAACTGCTTTAGATTCGTTTATCACAGAAGGTGCTAATGAAGTTATTAATGCTATGCCTCGCGATATGCAGGAGCGAGTAGCAGAAGAAACATCTTTTACAAATACTACCACTTCTGAGGGAAGTAAGATACTACATGTTATGAGGAATGATGGTACGATAGATCAACCTTGTAGAAAAGTGCCTGCTAGAAGAAGAGGTCGTATACAAGATTCTTCTGATATGGAATATGCTACTGCGACAGATCCCGCTTACTATATACAAGATGCTCTTGTAACTGTATTCCCAACTGGTACTGGCAAGTTGGTTTCAATTCCTACTTATAATCAAGGCTCTGCTCTAGATGCAAGTAGTCTTAGTACAATTACCAATTTCCCAAATGAAGCTGAATATTTGGTTACAACATATGCTGCTATAAAAGCATTACAACAAAATATGAGTGGTATGATGACACTTGCAGCTATTGATACAACTGCATTAGGAGCTATTACAACCGAGCTGAATAAAGCGGATGATATTATCAGTACGGCTCAGGGAAAAGTAGATGCTTTTTATACTTCTATTGGTGATATTGATGACACTACAGAGTTGTGGGATAATACGAATAAAAGATTTACAGTGGTAAGAGATGCGTTGGTTTATGCTGGAAACTTAATAGACAACAATAAGCCTGATGCAGCTTATGATGTAGCACAGAATTTATTAGATGTAAACGCAGCCCTTGATGGGATGCAAGCTCATTTAGCTGATGGGGAGGCTATTCTTACAAACGACCCAACTTCAGGAGATATTGCTACAGCTTTGACCGCTATGAAAAATGCAATAGAAGCCGCTGAGGCCTCGATTGACACAATGGAAGCCTCTGCCAGCTCTGTATTTGGTGATTCAGATACTTTTACAGCTGCAAGTTCTCAACTTACAAGAGTAAAAGCTGCTATAGATAATGCTGAAGATGTTATAAACAGCAACCAGCCTAGCGCCACAACCGATGCTTATGGAGCTCTAGCGGCTGAAGATACAGAATTAGTACAATCTGCTTTAGCGATAGCAAGTACAGAAATACAAAGAGCTCAAATGCATTTATCAGAATGGACTGCTATTGGTGATATGAGAGTAAAAGAAATTAACGCTTCTTTAGCTGAGGCTCAGGCATATGGTAGTGAAATTCAAGCCAGATTATCTTATGCTAGTGCCTACCAACAAGCATCAGCTGCGAGAGGTCAAGAAGGACAGAGTAGAATGGCTCAAGCAAATATTACTTTATCAGTAGCACAGCAAGAATTAGCGAGGGCTAATGCAGCGATTGCCGAAATTAATATACTTATGGGTTCGTATAGGTTGGAACTAGAAGGCGTTGGCCCATATCTGCAAGCTGCAACTGGCTATATCTCGCAAGCGGGAGGATATGTATTGGAGGCAAATACAAGAATGCAAAGAGAAGAACAAAAATATAAATGGTATCAGGCTCAGCAAGCGAAATTACAAGCTGATTATGATAGAGGAATACAACTTTTAAGGGCTGGTTAATATGGCTAAAACTTTAGTAACATTACCCACTTCTCCATCTTTTACCTTGGTAACGCTTCCTTACCCAAGTTCTACTGATGCTACTTGCGATACAACGAGTGGCGATGCTACAGTTACGATGGATAGTACAAGTGCTATTTCTACTGAAATGAATGTTTCTGGAACTGGAATTCCAGTTAATACTAGGGTTGATTCTGTTACTAATTCTACTACTTTTGAATTGACAAGTAAGGCTACAGCAAGTAATACTAATACTACGCTTACATTTAGTGGTGCATTATGGGATGCAGTTACATTGGATACATCTACAACTTGGGTATTGCCTGGAAGTTGGCCTGATATGACTGTAAATGATTGGGAAGATGAAACAAGAACATGGCAACAAATTGGATTACTTGGAAAGGACTCTGATTAATGGCTGTACATAGTTTAACAGTAAAAAAGATTTTATCAATGGTAAGACAAGTTTTTCCAGATGCGCCAGAAACTTACGTTATGGCTTTAATAAATGAAGCACTGGTAGAATCGGGGAAGTATAATACAAGAGTTGAATATGCAAAAGCGACTACTGTTGCCGATCAACAATGGTATACTCTTAGTGATACTAATGCTGGTGTAGAAATAAATAAAGTTTTTAGGGTTGATTTTATGGACGCAAGTGACGAATATGTAAAAATACCTAGATTATTAAATGACGAAATTCAAACTATGGATATAGATTAATGGCAAGTACTTATAAATACCCAGAAGATTATATAGCTTGGTTTATAAAAGGAGATCATCTTGCTATTGTTACTACGCAAGGAAGTGATGCTTCAAGTAC